CAACCGTTTTGCCCAAACATGTATTACTGCAAGTATGATGTTTTTATTCCACATCCTTAGTGCGTATTATGTGGCGCGGCATTATGTTGAGGGGCAGTCGTCAGTACCATTGCGCCAGCACTGACGGCCTCACTTGCAGCAGAACGTGGGCAGCTTGCTGAATCGTTCTGCAAGAGTGAGCCCGTAACATAATGGCGTATAATACGCATTAAGGCGGTATGTCATTTCGGTATGTCAAAAATGACATAATTCGATTTATTCTGATTCCAGCCGTCCGCCGCAGTCCATT